TGGCGCGATTCCCTGATGACCTTGTGAGCTTTTATCTCGGGACCGGAAGACCTCCGCAGTATCAGCTTGAGATAGCCACTAAGCTGATCGACGCTGACAAGCGTCATACTGACTTCATCACAATCAACCGCTTGATTCACGGCGTTTGCTACAGCGTGCCTCAGTCAAAGCTGCAACAGATAATCAGCCGCTGGAATCATGGTTCACCTGCTGACTATGCAGTGGGTGATGCATGCGGTGGCATGGTGGTATATCCGTGCTATTCGCTTGTTGACCATGCCGATGTAACAACGGTTGAGAGTCATCCTGACAATTCACCACGCACTGAGCGCCGCAAGGCATGGCGACTTAGTAATCAGGAGAGTTAATGGTAAGGCTAGCAACTCTTAAGCCACGGATTGCGGTAGACCGGACACAGCGCGTGCAGCCAGTAAAGGTGGCAGACACGCGTATCACTGGCTGGAAGCTTCAGTCCCGTCGCAAGCGTCTTTGGTCTGCTAACCCCTGCTGCGCGATGTGTGGACGCCTGACCGAATATCCACACGGCTTCGAATTGGATCATAAGGTGGCGCTACATCAAGGTGGTGAAGACACCGACGACAACTGCCAGATTCTCTGCTGCGGTGATGATGGATGCCACCGTAAGAAGACCAACGCAGATATGAAGGGGTAATGATATGAGAAAGCGATGCAGATGTGATGGCTGCGAAAGAAAGAGAAAGGGCTGGCCCGGTTATCAACCCTGCGCATCCAAAGTCCCTCAAGGAGAGGTGCTGCCTCCACCGAAGAATCCCTGATGATAATCGTTATCATTATCTAATGAGGGTGGGGGGGAGCCCTAAAGTTTGGGGCCGACCTAACGCGAAACCTCCCCCCCTCTCACGCACAGAAAATATCCCTTTTTGGAGGGTGTAAACATGTTAACAGCCCAGAAGCGAAAATATGCTCTGGCGCTGATTTCCGGTATGTCGAAAAAAGATGCGGCTATAAAGGCTGGGTATTCCGCAAACTCCGCACGCTCCAAGGGTTCGCAGCTTGCTAAAGACCCGGAAGTCATCGCTTTTATAAGCCGCAAAAAGAATGAAAAAGTCGAAGTTGACGACGTGCCAACGCAGGGGAAAAAAGTTAATACCCCAGCGGTAAACACACCATCACCACCTGAGCCCGATATTGTACCGGAAATTTTCCGGGCGGCTGGTGAGTATGATGACCCGCTTGAATTTCTGAAGTCGGTTATGAATGACCGCGCTGAGGATATTGATACCCGCAAAGATGCTGCCAAGGCGATGCTTCCCTACCTGCACAGCAAAAAAGGTGAGGGCGGCAAAAAGGATGCGAAGCAGGCTGCGGCCAAGGCGGTTGCCAGCAAGTTCATGGGCATGGCTCCGCCGCAGCTAATTGTAAATAACGGGAGATAGAGATGCCTGAGTGGTCTACCGCATGCGCTGACTGGGCCAGCAGGCTCATTAACCGCGAGTCCATCATCCCGCCGCCAATATTCAGGGATTCTGGTGAGCATGCACTGTCCATCTTCAAAGAGCTCAGGGTAACTGACCTGCCTGGCAAGCCGACATTTGGCGAGTGTTCAGAGCAGTGGGTATTTGATTTTGTGCTGGCAATATTCGGCGGCTATGACCAGCAGACCGGCAATCAGATGATCCGTGAGTATGGTCTTCTCATCAGCAAAAAGAATACAAAATCCACCATCGCAGCCGGAATTATGCTTACGGCGCTGATTATCTGCTGGCGTGCTGATGAAGAGCATCTGATTCTGGCACCGACAAAAGAGGTGGCCGACAACTGCTTCAAACCCGCTGCCAGTATGGTGCGAGAGGATGAAGAACTTTCGGCGTTGTTTCACGTTCAGGATCACATCCGCACCATAACTCACCGCGTCAATCGCAACAGCCTGAAAGTAGTGGCCGCAGACAGCGACACTGTGTCCGGTAAAAAAGCCGGTCGCATTCTTGTTGAAGAACTCTGGCTGTTCGGCAAGAACGCCAAAGCCGATGCGATGTTTATTGAGGCGCTGGGTGGGCAGGTATCGCGTAATGAGGGTTGGGTTATTTATCTGACTACGCAGAGCGATGAACCGCCTGCAGGCGTGTTTAAGAAAAAGCTGGATTACTGGCGCAACGTCCGTGATGGTGCAATTAAGGATGGCAAGACTCTCGGTATTCTTTACGAATTCCCGCCTGAAATGGTGGAAAACGAGGGTTTTCGCAATCCTGATAATTTTTACATCACCAACCCGAACATGGGGCGATCAGTCAGCAAAGAGTGGCTGGATGATGAATATCGCAAGCGCTCTCAGGAAGATGAAGGCAGCCTGAGGAAGTTCCTGGCGAAGCATCTGAATGTAGAAATCGGCATGAATCTGCGCGGCGATCGCTGGGCGGGGGCTGAATTCTGGGAGGTGCAGGCCGATCCTTCAGTCACCTTCAGACAGATTCTTGAACGCTGCGAAGTCATCTCCGTTGGAATAGATGGCGGTGGTCTAGATGACCTGCTGGGCCTTTCAATCGTCGGTCGCGACAAAAAAACGCGCAACTGGCTGACGTGGTCGCATGCCTGGTGCCATGAAAAAGCCATTCAGCGGCGTAAAAGCGAAGAGAGCAAACTGCGGGATTTTGAGAAGCAGGGCGATCTGACCATAGCCCGTAAGGTGGGCGACGATGCCGATGAAGTGGCGATGTATGTGTCGCAGGTTTATGAGGCGGGGCTACTCGACAAAGTCGGTATGGACCCTGCAAGTGTGGGTGTGCTGCTGGATACACTGATTGAGGCCGGCATCCCTCAGGAGCTGGTTGTCGGCGTGAGTCAGGGTTGGCGACTCGGTGGCGCATGCAAAACGGCAGAGAGAAAACTGGCCGAGGGCGCGCTGCTCCATGCTTTTCAGCCGCTGATGAACTGGTGTGTCGGTAATGCGAAAGTAGTGATCAGCGGTAACGCACCGCTGGTGACCAAAGGCGCGAGCGGTATCGGGAAAATTGACCCACTGATGGCTCTCTTTAATGCCATCTACCTGATGGCGCTGAATCCTGCAGCGACCAAAAAAGAATACGGCGTGTTTTTCATATAAAAAATTGCGCTTTAACGACCCGCTCCGGCGGGTTTTTTCGTTTCTGGAGATATGGAAATGAAGAATCAGCACGCCGTCAGTCTGTTGATGGTGAAAGCAGTTAACGAGGATACGCGGGAAATTACCGGTATTGCCACGACGCCGACACCTGACCGTTACGGCGACATTGTCATGCCTGAGGGGGCGAAGTTTCAACTTCCCATCCCGCTGCTTTGGCAGCACGACCATCAGTCGCCTATCGGGCAGGTGACCAGCGCAAAGGTCACTGCGGATGGCATTGAAATCAAAGCCACACTGGCTCAGGCCGATGCACCGAGCCAGCTTGCCGCAAGGCTTGAAGAGGCATGGCAAAGCATCCGGCTCGGGCTTGTAAAAGGGCTGTCTATTGGCTTCAGGCCTATCGAATACGCCTACATTGACGAGGGCGGCGTCAGGTTCACCAAGTGGGAGTGGTATGAGCTCTCAGTCGTGACCGTGCCCGCCAACGCCGAAGGCACTATCCAGACCGTTAAATCAATCGATGAAAGGCTGCGTGCCGCGTCAGGCAATGAGCAGAACGATTCGAAAAACAATAAATCCGCTGGCGCTACAGCACCAAAAAAATCGCAGACTAAAGGAATTAACATGAACATTTCTGAACAAATCAAAACGTTTGAAACTAAGCGCGCCACTCTGGACGCAGAGCGTCAGGCGGTGATGTCAAAATCTTTCGATGAAGGCCGCACGCTTGATGTGGAAGAAGAAGAAAAATATGACGATCTGACCTCGGAAATCAAATCCGTTGACTCTCACCTTGCACGCCTTCGTGATATGGAGTCGGCAAAAGCTGCAACGGCTCAGCCTGTGCAGAAATCGGCCGGCGGCACTGTCGTAAAAACTACTGATAACCGTGCTCCTGCGGTTATCCATGTCGAAAAGCCGCTGGAGAAAGGTATCGCATTTGCGCGCTTCGCCAAATCTCTGGCAGCCGCTAACGGCAGCCGAACTGAGGCGCTGGAAATTGCCAAGCGTCAGTATCCGCGAGATGCCAAGCTGCATCACGTGCTGAAGGCTGCTGTTGGTGCAGGAACCACCACTGATCCTCAGTGGGCTGGTAGCCTGGTTGAGTACCAGGAATACGCGAACGACTTCGTTGAATTCCTGCGTCCTCAGACGATTATTGGCCGCTTTGGTCAGGGTAATATTCCTGCACTGCGTCAGGTTCCGTTTAATATCCGTATTCCGGCGCAAACTTCCGGCGGCTCAGCAAGCTGGGTTGGTCAGGGTAAAGCCAAGCCACTGACCCGATTCGATTTTGAATCAATCACCTTCGGCTTCTCCAAAGTGGCGGCGATTGCAGTGCTGACCGATGAGCTTATCCGATTCTCTAATCCTGCTGCTGATGCGCTGGTGCGTAACAGCCTTGCTGAGGCGGTGATCGCTCGTCTTGATGCTGACTTCGTAAACCCTGCAAAAGCAGAAGTAGCGAACGTTTCACCGGCATCTATCACCAACGGTGCCCAGCAGATTCCAAGCACCGGAAACCCTGACACTGACAGCTCCAACGCATTCCAAGTATTTATTGATGCCGGCCTTCAGCCAACCGGTGGTGTATGGCTGATGTCCAGCACGACTGCGCTGGCATTGTCCAAGCGTAAAAATGCACTGGGTCAGAAAGAGTATCCTGAGATGACCATGTTCGGCGGTACTTTTGAAGGCCTGCCGGCCATCGTTTCTCAGTATGTCGGCAACCTCCTTGTGCTGGTGAATGCGCCTGATATTTACCTGGCGGACGACGGCGGCGTTGCGGTTGATATGTCGCGTGAGGCTTCGCTTGAGATGGAGAGCGAGCCAGTAGGTGACAGCGTGACGCCAACGCCAACCGAAATGGTTTCCATGTTCCAAACCAACAGTGTGGCTATACGCGCCGAACGCTGGATTAACTGGAAGCGCCGCCGCACGGCAGCCGTTGCGGTAATCACTGGCGTTAACTACGGCACCTCTGCTGGCAGCTAAGGAGAGGCGGGGCGAAATCCCCGCTTTTTTTCAATGAAACAAGTTCGTTATCTGAAGCCCACGCATGATGCACATGTGGGGGAGAAACGCTTTCTGCGTGACGATCATGCGGAGGTTCTCCGCTTAACCGGCTTTGTCGAGTTCATCGATATCGTTGAAAAGCAGGTTAAGGGCCAGAAAAAGAAATAACGCCGGGAGAAGCAGCCAATGTTCGGTTTCCGCAAAAAACGTAAGGAAGAAAAGGCGCTGCAGGCTGCTAAAAGCGGCTGGTGGAACAGAATTTTTGAGTCGTTTACCGGCGCATGGCAGCGAAATATTGAGGTGGATAGTACGACCGTTCTTGCCTATCACGCGGTGTTTGCATGTATATCACTCATTTCTGCTGATATTGCTAAGATGCCACTGTTGCTTAAAAAGCGGGTTAGCAGCGGAATTTGGGTTGATCACAGAGATGAAATTATTTCACCACTGCTTAGAAAGCCGAACAGTTTTCAGACCCGCATGCAATTTTTTGAATGCTGGATGAATTCCAAATTATCAGACGGTAATACTTATGTGCTGAAGCTGCGCGATCCAAACGGTGACGTTAAGCAGCTTCGCGTCCTTGATCCGAATAAAGTCACCCCTTACGTCACTGAAGATGGTGAAATCTTTTATCAGGTCCGCCCAGACAACGTGCACGGACTTGAGCAGCAAGTCATGGTGCCGGCGCGGGAAATCATTCACGACCGGTTTAACTGCTTTTTCCATCCTCTCTGCGGCCTTTCACCAATTTATGCCTGTGGATTAACCGCTATGCAGGGTGATGCCATCCTGACCAACTCCGCAAATCACTTCAGAAACGGTGGCAAGCCGGGTGGCGTTATTAAAGTGCCAGGTGCAGTGGATCAGGATAAAGCACGCGAAATTAAACAAAACTGGGATGAGGGTTACTCTGGTGCAAATGCCGGGAAAACAGCATTACTGGCTGATAATGCATCATTTGAAGTCATCGCCATGACCGCTGTTGACGCTCAGATGGTTGAACAATTGAAGCTTACCGCTGAGATTATCTGCTCGACTTTCCACGTACCAATTTACAAAGTAAACACGGCGGCCACACCGGCTTACAACAATATCGAAGCGCTCGACCAGGGGTATTACTCGCAATGCCTTCAGACGCACATCGAAGGGATTGAGCTTCTTCTCGATGAATCCTTCAGCCTGGATGCGCAGACCGGCGTTGAGTTTGACCTCGACACCCTGATCCGCATGGACACGGAGGGCCGTTATAAAACCTACAGTGAAGGCATCGGCGCCGGTTGGCTGGCACCGAATCAGGCGCGAAAAAAAGAAAACATGCTGCCGGTTACCGGTGGTGATACGCCTTATCTTCAGCAGCAGAACTACGCCCTTTCGGCACTTGCCAAGCGTGACTCGGCAGAAAATCCCTTTGGCAACGCTTCTCAGAGTGAACCGCCTGCCGTTACGGCCCCATCAATCGACGATGAAACCAGCAAGGCTCTTTCAGAGCATGAGCATTTCATGGTCAAAGCAATGCTGAAAGGACTGCTAACCGATGAATGAACGTGAGGTGTCACTGCTTAAAGCGCTATGCGAGGCAGTAAAAGAGCAGCTGGCGGCAGTACAAAAAAAGCACGAAACCGCCTTCCATTCGCAAGCGAATAAAATAGCCGAATTGGAAAAAAAGCTGAGTGAAAACCAAGCGGCTTCTGTCGATGTGCCGGCAATCATCAAATCTGTACTGGAGCAGATTGACGTGCCGGCAGCGCCCGAACTGCCGGATATTGTGCAGATGGTGAAAGATGCCGTGGCAGATATTCCCGCACCTGCCGCACCCGAACCGCCCGCGCTTCCCGATATCGGTAAGATGGTTCACGATGCGGTTGCTGCTATCGAATTACCACAGCCGGAGCTGCCCGATGTCGCGCAGATGGTGAAAGATGCGGTGGCTGAAATTCCGGTGCCGGATTCACCTGTCCTGCCCGATATTGAAAGCATGGTTCAGCGGGCTGTCTCCGCCATCAAGATTCCGCAGCCCGAACCACTGCCGGATATCGCGCAGATGGTGAAAGATGCCGTAGCGGAAATGCCGAAGCCGGACGATGGTGAGCCAGGGGAGGATGGTAAAGACGCGCTGCAGCTCGAAATACTGCCGTCGATTGACCCTGAGAGAGCATATCAGCGCGGTACCTATGCAATCCATCAGGGCGGGCTGTGGCGTTCTTATCAGAAAACCACGGGCATGAAAGGCTGGGAATGCCTGGTCGATGGGATAAGCGATATCGACATTACTCAGCGCGATGAGCGTAATTTCACTGTCACCGCAATCAAGTCCAGCGGTGAGAAAACAGAGAAAACATTCAGCGTACCGGTGATGATCTATCGCGACATCTTCAAGGATGGAGAGAAGTATTTACCGGGTGACAGTGTTACCTGGGGCGGTTCGGTCTGGTACTGCAATGAGGCAACAGGTGATAAGCCGGGTGAAGATGGCTCAAAAGGCTGGAAGCTGGCCGTCAAACGCGGTCGTGATGCGAGGGCTAAGTGATGCTGGAATTTGTGACGCTCAGCGAAGCCAAAGAGCATCTGCGAATTGATACGGATGACGGTGATTCCGATCTTCAGCTGAAAATCTACTCTGCAAGTGCAGCCGTACTGGATTATATCCAGGGGAGCCGGGACCGTGTTATCGGGACAGATGGCAAAGTCATTGAGTCCGCACCAGAACTACAGCGGGTAAAACAGGCAACGCTGATTTTAGTCGGCATCCTTGATCGCGTCCGTGGCGGCGAGGAAGAGAGCCTGTATAAGCAGGGTGAGTTGCCTTATTCAGTGTCTTGCCTCATCTATTCCCTCCGTAAACCAACCATCATCTGAGCGCAGGAGCATATATGGCATGTAGTGGCTGTCAGGCACGCCGTGACTGGATAAAGAAATGGACCCGAATTGCCTATGAACGAGCAACAGGTAAGCGAACTGCTGAAAGCGATGGCAGCTCAGACAAAAGCGATGACCGACCAGACAGCGGCAATAAGCCGCCTGGCTGAGTCAAACGAGTCATTAGCCGCGGTGCTTTATCAGTCTTTTGCGGATGAGGTGCAGGATGATATGCCGGTTGCCACGTATCTCAGCGGAAAGCCAAAGGGGTAGATTATGCAGGCAGGCAAATTGCGCCATCGAGTCTCTCTTCAGAAGCCGGTTAAAACTCAGAACCCTGTGACCGGAGCAACCGTCAACTCCTGGCAGGAAATTACAAAGCTGTGGGCTGACGTTGTACCTCTTTCAGCGCGGGAGTTTATTGCGGCGCAGGCTACACAGGCCGAGGTGACAACGCGAGTAACGATCCGTTTCCGCAGCGATATCACCTCAAAACACCGCATCGTATACGGGGATAAAATATTCAACATTGAAGGCGTGCTGCCTGACCCGGAAAGCGGACGTGATTACCTGACATTGCCGTGTTCGGAGGGCGTCAACGATGGCTGATGGCGTGGAATTTTCCCTGACAGGTCTGGATTCGCTGCTGGGCAGGCTTGAATCTGTCAGCGACGATCTGAAAAAAAAGGGCGGGCGTGCTGCATTACGCAAAGCAGGAAATGTC